GAAGGTTATCCTCAAAATGCAGAGAAGGTTAATGGTCGTTGGGCAATGATTGGTTTCATAGCTCTACTTGGTTCTTACATAACAACAGGTCAAATTATCCCCGGTATATTTTAATGACAACTAAAACAGCAGTAATTGAATCTCAGAAAATCTGGGCAGAAAAATGGAATGGCAGATTAGCCATGCTTGGTCTAGTTGCAGCAGCAACAAGTGACCTTCTTACAGGACATATGTTCTTTGGTATCTTCTAATGAGCGATGCCATGTCACAGTCCTATCACGATGTCATGGAAGTATATAAACACCCTATATCAATTAGATACATCCCTAGAATTGTAGGCTGGGGATCTATTCTAACTTTTGCAGTTGGTTTATATCAGATGGCATAAAAATAGCCCAGTGTTTTTACTGGGCTTTTTATTTTGAGTTGAACTTTCAAGCTGCAAGTGAATCAATGAATTTAAGGGGAAGAAGATTTTTCTTTTGTAATTCCTCTTTTACTTTCTCAATGTTGTATTTGTAATCATCACGAGAGTAACAATTTTCAAAAGCTAAGTAATGTGGACCTAATCTTAAAGTCCCATCATCTCTGTATTTGAATAAAGTTTTCTTTTCGATTCCAAGAATTTGAGTTGCTTTACGGGCTGTTACCCATTCTGAATTGTTTGTCATTAGACACTGTATGTAGTACATACGTAAATTACCTCCACCACCTGTAGTGTCCAATTTAGTTAAGGTTTTCTTAATTATTAACTTCAGAATAGGTCGGTTTAGACTAAGATAACGACAATAATTAGTATGTTTAGAGATGAACAGGAACCACTAACCCTGCTCTTAGAACTCTCTCCACGACTAGCTAAACGACGATATAGACAAGCAATCTACGAAGCTTGGAACCATAAATGTGGCTATTGTGAGGAAACGGCTACATCTCTCGACCACATAGTCCCTAAATTTAAATCGGGATCAAACAATAGATATAACTTAGTACCTGCATGTAGGAAGTGTAATGCAGATAAAGGAAGTAAAAATATGGAAGAATGGTTTAAAACTAAAGATTATTTTTCACAGGTAAAGTTAGAAGCAATAAAAACATGGATGAGTGATGATGTAAAAGATATAATGATATATACGTAGGTAAGTAATTAGAATGGTTAAGAGGATAGATAGAAAAAAACTAGAAACTTCATTAGAGAATTATAAAAAGGCTTTAGAAAGTTCTGCGGGGTTACCTGATACTGTTACTGAGAATAATCTTAGATATAATGACGCTTCCGGGCGGTTGGAGTACAGCATGCCTGATGACTTGAATGAAAATCAGTTTAATGAGAATCAACCAGAAGATCTTAAAAATGCTCGTGTTTTTATTAAATACGAGATGGCTAGAATCGATACTGGTAGAAGATTTGGCAGGTATGTTAATGCAAATAACGAAGATAAATGGAGTAGGCATAAGTTTGGAGATAAAGTTCACGGTCTTATATTCTCTGCAGATGGCAGCGATCTATCTAAAACAAGAGAAAAGAGGACTGAACCTGTAAAGTACAAGCTTAGAAAGCAAAAAAAAGCTAGTGATGGCACAAAAGAAACGTTTACCTGGGTTATAGATGTTACGGATATTATTCAACCAGAGGGTGGAATGGGATTTAAACCATGGGCAGTAGACCGACGGAGTATGAGTTCACATGACTCTGAAAAGAGAGCAAAGGACTTAAATAGGAGAATCAATGATGTCCTTGAAAAAGAAGGTGATTTTTTATTTGGGTATAATGATAATGATGATTATGAGCTTCAAGACTGGGCTGATACAAGACATTTAAATAATAGAAATAATAATAATCAGAGCCAAGGGGGTTATTTCTTTACTAAAGGAGGAGGTGCAAAGAGTGACGTAGCGGAGATGATGATAGACAATATGAATAAAACCAATGATACTAATCATAATGTTGCGTTATATAAAGAGTTTAATCCAAAATTTAATACATATGCGAAAAAAATAAATGACTTTAACAAAGAATATAACAGTGTTAAAAACGTTAAAAAACAAGCTTATGATAAGGCAATACAGATTGCCGATCAAACTAGAGGAGCTGACTATACCGATCAAAGAGATAAAATTAGAGTTATCAAAACATTAGAAAATGCTGGGATTAGTGCAGAGAATTCTCAAAAGATATTAGGAGATGTAGAGACTGCATTTAAAGATTTTTACAGAGGTGAGCACTTACAGAAGTTTGATTTTGAATATGGTCAAGAATTAGGTTATGCCGAAACTAAGGGTAAACCTTTGGTTGGTGATTTTAATGCGAACTATTACAAAAAACAGACTTTAAACAATCAGACTCAGACAGAGGAACAAATATGGAATGAAGCTGTAGCTAATGATGATATTGATATTACTGAAAGATTTGGAGAGGGTACTGAAGCTGAAACTGGATATTATTTATGGAGATATGGACAACAACGTGGAGCTGGGGAAGTAAGAGGGAATGCAGCTGAAAGATTAGAACAAGCGGAAGACTTTGTTGAGGAAGCACCTACTGATGCAGAGATGGCACAGATTAGGGATAAGATGTTGACAATTGAAGAAGATGATCCGGAAATTGTAATAAATAGTGTTGATTATATAAAAAACGTGTGGCAAGAAGCTAAAGACGCAAAAGCTAATGGAACAGCTAATAGATTTCTAGACATGGCAGGTACTTATCTAAATGTTGATAATCCAGAAGAATTTCTATTATTATTTCGTCAGTCTGAGAATACAGATGATCAAGAAGCTTTTGATCTGTTAAAAGAGAAAGGTGTTTACATAACTGATTTAGAAGATGCGATTACAGGAGTGGTAGGAGAAGAAGCACTTTTACAAACAACAAGATTTGGAGCATTAACTCAAAATGTTTTAAAAGATACTTTTAATGAATTGAGAAAAGCAAAGGCTAAAGAACAAGAATTAGCATTGATGGGACAGTTTAGTACGTTTGGAGAAATAATGGATGTGAATAAAAGTCTTAGTGATTCTTTATTAGGAGATTCAGGTATAGGAGGCTTTTTACCTTTTATGGGAAAAGATAGTGGATTTGATAAGAAGACTTTAGAAAAACAATTAAGTGGTGTTACAGGTATAAATAACAATGTGGTTTATAACTGGCAGCAATGGTTTGATGACTCAATCACAAAAAATTATACTGAATTTGAAGATGATTATTTAGAACTAGGTTATACCAAAGAGGAAGCAGAGGACGCAGCAGAGCAACAAATAAATGTTCAAAGGTCTTTTGCAGAGAGTTATATCAATGATTATTTAAAACCAAGATTTGATGAGTCTAGATCAATGAATGAGTTTGTTGAATATTTAGATGTTAGACAAGAAGAGCAGAACCCTTTTCAAACACAAAGTTTACTCAATGCTGTTAATCAAGTTGGACAATTACAAGCAAAGGCTTATTTAGATCAAATTAGAGACAGTGCAGTTGATAAAAAATTCAATAGTGATTTTTATTTCAATCCAGTCGGAGCTGGTATGGCAGAAGGTTTACAGACTAAATATGATAATCAGAAAAAAATAGTAGAAGAAGATTGGCGTAGAGCACGTGAAAATCCTCAGGTACTGATAAAGGGAGGTGACGTTAATGCCCCAACATGGGCAGAAGTGGCATATCAATATGGTGTTGATGTTGAAGATAAAGAGGAGTTTGCTAAATTACATTATCAAGTTAAGGGTCGATTTGAAGACTTTGATCCAGCGGAAGATGTTATAAATGCCGGTAAGGTTAAAGATCATATTTACACAAATATTCTTCCAAAACTTGTAGAGGAGGCTGGAAGACAACCAAGTGTATTTGGTCAGTTTATAAGACCTGATGAATTTGCAGACGATATGTTAGAAGGCTTGGATCCAAATGTGCCTGAGAGCTGGGAAGCAGCCTTAACTGGATCAGATGGTGAAAGTTTAATTGAGGGTTTTAATGGTGATTTTGCCGATTTAAAAAATTTCATATCTGAAACAGTTAGAACAGGTAGTGCCGCTGATATACGAGCACAATTAAAATATTTAAATGAGAAACGTGAAAAACCTACACAACAGTTACTTGGAATTGAATATATACAAAGAGAAGAGGATTATAAAACAGATTCCAAATTAGAAGGAGAGACTCAATTATATAAAACATTTCAAGACGCTGGTTATGAAGGATCGGAAGATGATTTTTATGATAATGTATTTCCTGATTTAGATAGATCCACTCAGTCTTTATTAAGCCAGGCTGGAACCCAAGGAACATTTGGCATATCGGCTCTAAGTGGCTTTAATAAAAATACTGATCCTTATGAAGCTTTTGTTAGTGTTGGTTCATTGTTAGGAGATGATACGGCATTTAATATAGGAAAACAAGAGGAAAAGCAAGAAGATAAGAAAGAAAGTAACTATTTTACATTAGGAGGGGATTATGATGAAGAGGAGGATTATAAATCTAAAAAAGGGAGTGAGATTCTAGGTCAGTTCACAAAGGGTTTCTCTAGTTTTATTTAAGTAAAGATGTCAAGTAAACGTAAAAAAGCAGCAACAGCCGCAAAACTTGCGAAGGATAAGATGGCGTGTAATAAACCAAAGAGAACTCCCAAACATCCTACTAAGTCACATGTAGTGAAAGCATGTAAAGATGGTAAAGAAAAAATTATAAGATTTGGTCAACAAGGTGTAAAAGGAGCAGGTAAAAATCCTAAAACAGCAAAAGATAAAGCACGTAAAAAGTCTTATTACGCCAGACATAATGCACAAGATGCAAACCCCGATAAATTCTCTGCTAGATATTGGTCTCATAAGGTGAAATGGTAATAAAGTTAGGTATGATTAATAGTAGATAGTTATTACTTTGTATGGCAGATTTCACTAAAGCCATTAACATTATTTGTAAACATGAAGGGTATAAAGAAAAAGCCTACCCAGACCCAGTCACTGGAAGGCATCCTTACACTTTTGGCTATGGAACTCAATTCTATCCAGATGGTTCTCCAGTAAAGTCAGGACACTGTGTAACCAAACAGAAAGCTTTAGAGTATTTACTATGTGAAATACATTTAATTGAAGAAGAATTAGATAAATTAAATTTACATATAGACCAATCAATGAAGAATGCTTTGATATCTTTCATTCATTCAATAGGATGGAAATCTTTTTTATACAGCACTATCATTGATCATCTCGAAGGACAACGTTATCACTCTGCAGCAGAAGAGATGAATAGATGGATATATGATGCGAACCATAAAGCTTTAGGACATTTGTTAGAGAGAAGAAAAGAAGAAACAAATTTATTTGTAGAGGAAATAGATATTACTGAGGTTCCTTTCCCTGGTGTCTTATTAATAGCAGCAAATAGTTATCAAGCTTTTCCTTGTCAGATAGAAGCTTTACTAAAATTAGAGAAAAAAGTTAATCCTTATATACTTGCAGAATTTATGAATGACTATGGGAATCATTCCAAAGAATTATCTGATGAAGTCAAATTAGACACATATTTTGAAAGTACCTATGGTGATTTCGATAGATAGTCGTAGAATAAAAGTAGAAAATAGTAACAACTAATGGAAAATTCAGTTGAACCTAAAGCATTCCAACTGCCGTTAGAGCATCAGTTTTCTATGAAGAAAGCTGAGATGAGAGCAAAAGACATGACATGGGATCAACTTTATGTTGCGTTGTTATCTTTGTTTCATCAGCGTCTAATGGAGATATATGCACTCAAATCTATGATGGCAGAAGAGAATGTAGACATTGATTTTGATGTTCCTACGGATGTTGAATTACTTGATCTGGCTACTAAAGCTCAAGAAGCCATGAATGAAGAATTTGATGAGGATGATGATGAGCCTTTAGCCATCTAAATCAATAAGTTTATTTAAATACCATCTAGCTTTCTTTAGGGATTCTTTACCTCCCTTCTTTCGTTCACGCCACATATATTTAGCCACATTACCTTTTAAATAACCACGGAATTCTTCCGGAGTCATCTGGGCCTCTATTGCATCTATACATTCTACAGAGCCAGCTGCGTAGTGTACTGGTTTTTCTACTGGATCAAAGAAGTGTAAATTGTGATCTACTGTTGTAGCAGTAGGCATCGGGCAGAAGCCATCAGTACATTCTTCCATTTTCTTATTTACTTCTTCGTTTTTGAATTCGGAGAGTCTAATACCATTAAGAGGGTTTTCGGCTTCACTGAAGCCCCTTGCTTTACTCCATCCTCCATCGAGGGAATATATCCCGTCAGACCTGGTCTCTGTCCCAGATTCATTCTGTTCATTCCGTCTTCGCATGCTGCTAATCCTCTGTTATACATATCATACAAAGGAACGTCATTTTTTTCATTATCTATTGGAGCACCAAAATCTTCTACAGACAAAACTCTACATTTCATTTCATCTTTAACAAAGTCTCCTAAAAAATTAGTAGCACCGAGCATTGTTTTATAATGGATGATTTCTTTCTCCTACAATATTATCATGGCAAGATTCTACGATACTACATACGACCCCGCAAAGGACTCAGGAACGTCTGGAGCTGAGATATCTGATATAAACCCTGAACAGGCTTATGACGTTGATCTGCGTCGCTTAGAGATGGATAAGAGAGGAGATGTAGAGTCTAGTAATGAACAACAGAATCGTGCAAGAAAATTTTTTAAAGCTTCTCGTGCCGCTGGTAAGTATAGACAACAAAGTGGATTCTCTGAACCTAGCATAGGAGGTAGGACACCAGTAGGAAAAGCAGACTTGGGTGGAGTTGAACTACCAAGCCTTAGAGGACGTAACTTTGGAGGGCCTGGAGCTGGATCTACTGAATATGCCAGTAAACCAAAGCCCCAGTTCGGTAAGGCTTTCTATTTATAATTAGACTTTAGCAATCTCTTTTTTTATCTTTTTACTACTTTTTCTTTGAGGATAGTCGATATCACAGGGATTTC